TATAAACGTGGAATGGAGCAAGTTTTGCTTTATCAGTAATTAATTTTACAATTGAGTAAACTATATCGTTAGCTATATATCCATCTCTTACGAATGCTCTTGAATCACCACCTTGCCAAGTAACGATCCCACGTTGAATAGCCACACTTGTATCAAAAGGAATATTAGGTAATAGAGTGTTTATCTTCTTTTTAGTTAAGAAGTCGAAAAATGCCATATTATTAGAATTTAAACAAAGTTATGATTTTTACATCAAAATACACTTACTTGAAATCTTGGTGAATATTCAAAGAACATTCTCATAGCTAAACAATCACTAAAATCTGGTGAACGACCTATTGCTGCTTTCACTTTATCTTTAGGAATTACTCCTTTTTTCATATCGTTATCTACTGACTTTTGTTTGACTTGTTCTAGTTCCTGAATAATAGTTTGTTTTTGTTTGCCATCTGCTTGAATGTAAAGTTCTGCTTTGTTAACCATATCAGCTAATTTAAAATAGCATTGAGACTTTAGATTATCAAAGTTTTCCTTTTGTCTTGTTACAGGGTTTACTAATGGAGAACTATTATTAACAAATCCTTTACACCTAAGAATATCTACAACTCCACCTCCTACTCCATCCTCATCGCAAACTATGTTAGATGTAGGTACTTTATGCTCAGTTGCAAAGTTCTTTATAAGTTCAGCGACCTCAACAACTGATTTACCATTGAATTGATAAAACCTAACACGAAAGCCACTCCATATACCAATAACAGTACTGTCATTACCAAAACGTGCCACATCACAAGTAATAAAAGAATCGCCAACAGCAACAAACGTATTGGTAAAAGAGTCAAGTATTTTATCATAATCTATAAGTTGTGCAGGATCATCAATGTATTCCCAGTTACCAAACAAAAGCCTCTCCTTTGAAACACTATCCAAAGTTAGTAAGTTCTCTTTGTAGTGCTTAGAGATGTAAGGGTTATCATCTATAAGGGAAGTTATAAATCTTTTATTCTTAGATATTGTGCCATCTTGTTCTGGTTTGTAGAACTCCGAGTAGGTCCAGTTCTTTGCTGGGTTACAAGTATAAAGAATTTTAGGCACTAAATCGTTTTGATCTAGTTGGAATCTTATCCTTGATTTAATAATGTTTCTAGCTTTATCATCTACTTGATTAGCTTCATCAATAAAAGCATCGGTAATCTCTAATGAACCTAATTCATCAAAGTTAGGGTCGGAAGGATAGGAGTAAAGGTCTTTGAGTAGGATAGTAGAACCATTAGGGAATTCTATTTGGCTTGTTTGTCCGTTAAACTTATAATGCTTGTTGGCTTCTAATCCTTGCATTTTAGCTATCTGAAAGAAGGAGACTAAGGTAGTTTCTTTTAGGGTTTTTAACACGGCTCTCCCAATTAGTCCTCTTGTATTGGGATATTTTAATCTTTGTTTAAGTTGCCAGTAGCAACCTAATGCAGTCTTACCACCACCTGCTCCTCCTCCAAATAGAATCTCATTTGTTGTTTTATCTTCTAATAGGTCTAAAGCAGTTGTTTGTTTTATGGATAATTCCATTATAGGCTACCTGTTTTTTCAACGTAAGTTTTTTTCTCCTCCCAATTTACTTGCAGTCCTCCAGATAATTCTATCTCATTGGTTTGTTTGGCTCTGCCTTCTAGTCTATCAAGAATCTCTTGATAAGCACGAATATCAGATTTCATTGCCTTAGCAATTATCTTCATATCTAATTGTTCGGCTATTGTAAATTCCTCATCTTCTCCTGTAACTGGGTTACGCACTTTAGTAACTAATTGCAGTAAACGAAGTAATCTTGTTTTACTATGTTCAACTCCTTTAGGTTTACCTGCTGGATTGCCAGATACTCCTTTTGGGAATGGTGTTAAATTTTGTTCGTTAGCCATATATCACTGAATTTTCACTGAATTACAAAGTTACACCACAATTAGGACAAGTCTTGCCACCTTTTGTATTGTCCTTTGTTTCCTCTATGTCATTGTTAGCAAAAGCTGGTATATCTAAACCCCATTCATCTAGTTCTATAATGTTCCATTCGTTTGCCAAAATATCGAAATCGTGTTCACCAAATGATATGTTATCCTTAATAATAAATTCTTTCTTTTGTGCTTCGCTTAGATTGTTTGCGTGTATTACTGGAACATCAGTTAGCCCAGCTTCAAGACAAGCCTTAAGTCTCATATTGCCACCTAAAACCACATTGTTCTCATCTATTACAATAGGTCTAAGTTCTAGCATTTGGGGGAAGTCCTGAATAGACTTTACAAGTTGTTTAAACTTGTGGTCCTTACAAATTCTTGGGTTATTTGGATTTGCTTTAATTAAATTAATATTCATATTGCCATTTATAATTTTGGACTAAATTAACCTCTCCTCTGCAACAAGAACAAATATTACCTCTATTAAATCCTGTTTGCCTTGATGCTTCGTGAGCAGATTCAAATATATTTATTACCTCGTTTGTTATAGAATTTAGTTGTTTTACTTTTTTTCTAGTTCTAACTGCTATATATTCAAAGTTAGGCTTATATAAACCATTTTTGAGTGCGTGTCTAGTATTTTCGCTTTTAGTTATAAACTCTAAATTTTCTAAAGCATTATTGCCTTTATTTCCGTCTTTATGGTTTACATCTAATTTTGATTCCCCTAACCAATTAAGAGCCACTAATCTATGAACTGTTTTTGTACTATGTTTACCATCTTTACAAAGAGTAACTATTTTATAATTGCATTTATCAGTTGCAGCCTTTAAAATTCTATTAGTAATTAAACTTTTAATATTCCCTTTATTACCTGCTTGATACAAATTTTCGTATCCTTTTATATCTTTAAATATTTCCATATTGCAAATATAAGGTATTATTGTGAACTTCGTGGGTTATTTATTAACACCTTCCCTGCCTCGCATAAGGTTTAGTAGGTTTGTCTTTAGGACCAGATGTCTTTTTAGCCTTTCCTTTTTTCCTTGACCCAAAGGAAACCTTGCCATTAGGATTTAGTTTCGCCATAAGTTTCGATTATTTCGTTTAATTCTGTTCTACTCCATTTCTTTATTAGTCTGGACTGACTTTCTAATTGCATTACCATTCTTTCGCCTATCTTATCTATTAGGTTTCTTCGGTAACCTATTAGGTGGAATTGGTCGAATCCATTACAAGCCTTGCACTCTCCGTTTACATTGTACTCATCAAATCTTAAAGCTGAACTATTCTTGACAGGCACATAATGACCTGCATCCATTTGGGAGGTATCTTTAGTAGAGCCACACGATATGCAAGTAAAGTAACCATTTTGACTATCTCTTTGTCGTATATAACGATTAAAAATTGTTTGTGTCTTTCCTGTAAGTTTTGGAATGGTTTGTAATGCCATAGCACAAAATTAGATTATTTCTTAATACGGAACACTATTTTTCGTTCTTTGTAATCAAAACGCTTCTTTTTAAGTGGATTAAGACTTTCCTTTATTTGGTACTCATTTACTCCTGTTACTCTTTTTGCGTAAGCTACTGACTTAAATTCTATTTCCTCTTTTGTATCTATAAATATTAATCTTATTGGTTGTGCGTTCTCGTGTCCTCTTATCTTACTCATATAGTTCTTTTATTTCTATGTATATCATTACAGAGCAGTAAACACAAAGGAATACTGGAACTGAGATAAAAAAGAACTTAATCAGTTGTAGTGTTTCTTTCATTTGTCTTTATTTAATGGTGCTTTTTTCATCTCATAGATTATCCAAATCCAAAGGATAATCAGTACTAATAGTGTTTCTTTCATTTTGATATTTTTTAGGTTTATTCATTTTTACTTTGCCTTTCTCGGTCATATAAATTCCTTTGATGGCTTCCTTAAATTGTTCCTTTTCTTGTTTGGTTATGTCTGGATGGTATTTGATTCTAATAAGCACATCTTCCATAGGTATATAATTCTCTATCATAATTCGTTGTCGTAATAAAGTTTAAGGGAATATTTTTTGCATTGTTGTTTCATAGTTTCCTCATCGACTAACATATCCTCTGGCTTCTTAGCCTGTGCCAAATGATAGGCTTTTACTTTAGATTTTATGTACTCAGCTTTATCAGGGGTTATCTTTAGCAGTTTTCTTTTCCATAGATAATCAAAGCATTGATAATTTAAAAATCGCCAGTCCTTTTTAGATGTTTTCCAGTACTCAGCTTCCTCTCGCATTACTTGATCTTCATCTACTTGCATAACTATTTGTTTAGGTTCTTCAATTGTTTTGTTTCTTACTTGAACTGCTATCTTCTTATAGGCATTCATTACCTCTCCAATTAACTTAGGGCTAAAGTTTATATGATTGCTAATAGTAAATTTATCCTCTGCAAACATTTTAAATGCTACTCCCAGTTCCTTGAGTTTGTATTGTCCATAAGATTCTATTGTAAACGAAACGCATAGATTAAATATTTGATTTGTTGGCACTTGCATACCACTCAAAGCAATACAAGTCTTTAAATGCTCTGTTACTTCAATCCTTGAGCATTTGCCAATGTGCATAGATTCCATAGCCTTATAAACCTTTAATTCATCCTTATCCAAGATTTTTAAGTCGTTCCCATTCAAGTTCTGCGTAGCTAAGTTTTGTACTAATAGTTCGTTCAATAATTTCATCGTTAAAAGATTTACTGTTTAGATAGGTTGTAGGATGTTTACGGAATTGTTTATCTGGAGTTGATTGAGCATATACTGGTGCGTGTTGTAAAGCTAAAGCCTTTTCCTGTTGATTTAAAGTTTTCCAAGCCTTTTCTGCTTTATCCCTAGATTTCTTATAATCATATAAATCCCAAAACATATCAAAATCTTCATCTATTACTTTTATTTGATTTACTTTACTTTCCTTTCCTTTTATTTCCTTTTCTTTTCTTTCCTTTGCATTACCCTCCCCAATAGCCACCCTATTACCCCACCTATTATTTGCTCCTGTTTTCCCACTTTCACTTAGCTTTAGCCTTAATTCTAAATGATTCTGTAATCTTTCCGACCAAAATTCGCCTGAATCAATTGTAAATAAATCAAAATTCATAAGTACTCCATTGACTTTTACATCTGTGCAATGCATCTGCATAGCTAAAACTGGGATTAATTCTAGAGGTAATTTACCTCCTGCATTTGCCAATTGTTCAATTAAATACCAATAAATACCATAACCCTCCATCCCTAATTGATGCCTTAAAAAAAGGACTTTTGTATCATTTGCAGCGTTATAATCATGGCTGAAATAATATGAATTACTTTTCATAAAATAAAAAAGCCCTCGGAATTGCTGGTAGTTGCAGTACCAACGCATCTTTGGGCAATAAGTTTAGAATAGAATCTGCAACATTCTTATACAAAGATAAGCTAATTTATTGAATATTGTGCTATCTGCTTCTTATTCTCTAGCTTGATAATCTTTGTTTTTATATTCATTCCATCATTCCTTAAATCGTTTATTCGTGATGCTAATCTAAAGCATCCGAATTTACTCAAGGCATCTAATGTAGTTAGCTTTTTACCTTTATTTAGGTAGTCTGCTATTTGTTTGTTTTGGCTCATAGTTTTTGTTTTTAGATAGTTATTAAATACGGCTAGAAGGGAAGGTCATCTTCGCTTTCTTGTTGGTTTACTGGAGATGCATACTCCATTTTTGTTTCGGCTTTAGGTTTGTAGGTATTCTCTACGATTTGATAATCAGGATGCTTTTCCTCCTTCTTAAAATCGTTTACATACATATCATACTTTTTGCCATCAATAGTAAAATTAATTACTTGTTTACCTGTTTTGGTCTTGTTTGTCCAAGCACCGATTTTTTCTGCTTTTTCCATTTTTATTTGTTTTGTTTATTAAGTTGTTCTTCTTCAATTGCTCTTTCTGTATTAGCATCTAATTGCTTTTCTTCTTGTGTTGGTTCTTCTTCTTCTTCATCTTCCCAATCACAATGTTCCATACATTCAGGACATATTCCTATTTCATCCATATCGGTTTCTGCTCCGCAGCAAGTACTAATCGGCATATTAATTGTTTTTAGATTTAAAATAATTCATTTCCTCGTTCTTGATATCTAAAGCTAATCTCATTGCTGCATACAATGTTTTTAGTACAAAGTTTTCGCTTGACATAGATGTAGCTTCAATATCCTTGATTGATTTATTTAATTGACCTATCATTAAGTCAATGCTAGGAAATTCATTCATAGTTTTCGTATTGTTCAGTCCAAGTATCCATCCTTGAGAATGGCTTAGGCTGGGTTAATAATGGGGTTGATGGGTAATGTTTAGACTTATAATCTTTTAGGTTTTGTCTTGCCTTCTTTAGTTCCTGATAGGTTTCTTTTACCCAAAACTTATGACAGGAACTAGATTTCCATTCCCAATAAGAAACCAAGTCTCTTAGCTTTATTAGTTTTTGGTCAATCATAATTTAGATTTTTTAGATGTAAATAATGCAGTTATCCCTTCATTCATTAAGTCCTTATTTAATCCGTGTAGCTTAGTTAATTCTGCAACTGATTCGCACATATCAATAGCTAATGTTAGATCAAGTATTGACTTGTGTTTCTTAATAAATACGGATGCAGCTTTCTCTCCAGAGGCATCGGTATCTTTATCAGTTACTAACCCAAGAGCAGCAGATAGGGCATATCTCCTGTAATAAGTTATCCCACTACCGAATGATTGATACTCATTCATACCCCTAAGAGTAATTTGTGGAATCGTTGCATTTGATTCAATTGCCTCTCCACTAATAGTGTGAAAGATAATTGTCTTTAATCCATCCTCAATTAGAAGCTGGGTAAATCCTAGATTGTGCTTCTTGAGTATCGGATTGATTACTTCAAGAATTGTAGGAAAATCGGCATAGGTGTAATTATGCCCAGTTGTTCCCTTGTGAATTACAGGGCAGTCCTGTTGAAAGGATGCTAAAGCCTTGTAAATGTTGATAAGTGAGTTTGTTTGTAAGTTAATCATACTATGGTTTTTTGGTAAATAATAATTAAAAATAAGACTATTTTGTGAATAACAAAAATTTATATTAATCTTTTTATTTCGTTTAATTCATCCTTTAAATCAGTATCGTAATGCAGATTTATAGTATTTTGTATGGTCCTTAACGAATGGATTATTGTAGTGTGGTCTCTGCCTACCATATCTGCAATTGCCTTTAATGTTAAAGTTGTGTTATTTTTTATACAATACATTGCTATAAATCTAGCTTTAACAAAATGCCTTTTTCTGCTTTTCCCTTTAATGTCCTTAGGTAGTATCTTATAATATTCTGCAATCTTATCTATAATTGTTTCAGAATACTTTATCATTTCCTTCGTTGTCAGTCTGTTCTCCTTTTGACTTGGTATTGCCCAGTAGTTCATTGATTTCTAGTTTAATTTTTTTAATTTGGTTTCTAAGCATTTCATTCTCTACCTCTAAAATGTAGTTTTCTCGTAATAATTGGGATTTGGTATTGTCTATGTAACTCATATTTAAAAATGTAAAAGGTTTATTGGTAGCATAAAATCTTCGGTAATCTCGTAAAGGTCCAGTATCAGGAAGTGATAAGACTTTAAGATTCTCTTTTGTATTTGGTTCATTCTAGCAATCTTAATAAGATAGTCATCTTCGTACTTGTTCATTAGTTTGATAGGATTATCCCAAGTTGCTGCTCTCCATTTGGTTAGGTCTGATTCAATACTAGATTGCCTTGCTTGAGCCTTCTTTAACAGTTCCAAGAGGCAAGTTGCTCTCTGGTGTAGTTTTAGTTGTTTTCCTTGATAGATTAATGGTTGCATAGTTTAGTTTTTAGATTCGTAATATTTTTGTACGATAATTGATACTAATTTGCTTGGTGCTAAATACATCTTTTTAGCTTCGGCATCTACTTTCTTTTTGATTGATTCTGGTAGTCGGATGCAGACTACTTCTTTTTTTTCTACTTTCATATTTTGGTTTAAATGTTTTGTAAGATTCCTGTTACAATAAAGACAAAGATTAAAATAACGATTGCCTGAAAATTCTTGTTTTGTTGGTCTGTCATAATTAGCTTTTTACGATTGATAAAATAATTTGATTGTTCGATAAGTCAATAGTTCTTATGGTTACTAAAAAGAATTTAGTTCCTTCTAATTCGTAATCTAAGAAAATGTAATCCCCAATTTGAGGGATAAACTGCCCATTGTAGGGGTAGAAATTGTTGTTGAGGCTTAATAGTGTTTTCATACTATGGTTTTATATTAAAAAATGGAGGCAAGTCGCTTCCTCCGTTACGGCATTGGTTCATATTTTAGTGCCTTTACCTATGCTACATCACTTTGTAATATTTAACAAAGATAATGTAAGATTACAATACCAACAATAAATTATTTAAATTATTTTAGTTAAAGTTATGTTAAAGGTATTTATCAGTTTAAAATGAGCCGATTATCAGTCATTTACGGCTCAAAGTTGCCTTATTGGGTAACTTTTATGATTGATAAGTTTACTATTAGAGAACTTTTGTAACCAAATTGGGAACATTGTACAATGTTTTAGGTACAATATGTAAAATGTTGTAATGGAATTAGGGTATATATGTTACTGATTTATATAGACTTGTAACAAAATTTGTTAATTGTTGGTAGTCAAACTACGCAAGTGTTCACATTTTTAAACCTTTCACGGATTCGTGAACATCACAAATTGTGTAACATTGATACACTTATTCATACGATAAAGTGTCATAAAGTAACATATAGGTATTGTTATGTTACTTTTAAGGGATAAACTAACCTAAGAATATCTTTAAAGTTCTTTTGCCATCCTGATAGGACAATTCAATAGAAGTAAAATCTCCTAACTCTTTATACAAGGTTAAGATTCTACCTATTGGATGGTCGTTCTTAGCGTGATTAATTACTTCTAATCTAGTAATCTCAATCTCTTTAGGCTTTTCTTTGCTTTTATTATCCATAAAATAAAGTTATAACTAATTAATGTTATAACAAAAAAAGGGAGGCAGCATAGAAATGCACCTCCGTAACCATTAGTATATCTAAATACAAATATAATAAAAACTCCCCAGCTTTTTAGGGCTAGGGAGAACCTGATATGAACCAAGAAAAAACAACCTAAATTGACCCATCTTGTAAAGGGAGGTCAATTGTATCATCAATTTTCCGATACCCTTCACTCCACAAGACTTTAGTCAAAGTTACACTTTTGCGAATTATGGTTTTTTCATCATCCTTTGGGTTTAATAAATGTAATATCTCGTGGATCAATATCTCCATCATTTTCTTTCCTTTAAGCCTTTCATCAATCTCTATTACCCCATCACTAGAGGATATTCCGTAAGCCTGTTCCTTACCAAGTTTACGATATATGATTTTAATTCTCACGCTTTCAGTAAGGCTTCATCTGGTCTTTCAATCTCCTTTACTACGATTCTATTGCCACCTCTTATCTTGGCTAACATCTTAGATACTGATTCTACTTCGCTAATCATTTCTTGATACTTCTTAACTAACCAGCTTTCTTGTTCTGCTAAATTCATTTTGTTCCACTTAGACGGCATTTTCATAGTTTTATATTTAAAATACTTTTCCTTTTGTTATTCTCTTATTGTGAACTCTATAATCTCCGTTTGTCTCTTTCTCTAGTAAAGCAAATCCAGTGTTATACTGGTCCACGTGCTTACAATACTCAACGTTAGGATGCATTAGCATTCCTGTTGTCCAGCAAGTAAACATTTCCCCATCAAATTGGTTCTTAGTCGTGTACTCGCTTGTCCTGTGAACGTGAGATGCAATAGCCGATTGCTTAACCCTATCGTAAAGGGTCTTAGCAGGGCTTACACCACTTCCTCTCCTAAAAGTAGTATCTCCGTGTATAATTGGCAACTTGCCAAATTTAACGTGGTCTAAATTCTTTAGAGGCTTTATCCCAAATTCATTCAGCTTCAACAAATCTTCTAACTCGAACAATTGCAAACTTAACAATTCTGGAGCTTTTGTCCTCATATATCTTTCGTAGCGAAATTCGTGGTTAGCATCTAGATTATAGTAAATAATTAAACTAGGAAATGACCTTCTTATAAAGCCTAGCATCTCTAATATGCTTTCGTATTCATCACTAAAATTTCTAACTCTTGGGTCTTTCTGAAAGTCGCTTAATTGGTAGAAATCTACTAAGTCGCCATTAATAAATAACGTATCTATCCCTTCCTTGTTTAAGTAATCAAAGCAAACATCTATTGCTTTAGGGTCGTGGAATGGCACTTGAATATCACTAATAAATCCCATCTTCTTAATGCCTAATGGTAGGTCAAATACTACCTTTTCCTCTGCCCAAGTCTCAGGTTGCACAAAATGACTGCAACTTCTTTTAGTCTGCTCTAAGTATTCTTTATTGTTAGTTGACTTTTTATCAGGACCAGTCTTGCCTCTGTAATAGCGTATTAGATAACGCACATTTTCTTTATCAGTAAAGTGATTCTTATTCTCTTTAAGGATTAAACTAGCTAATGTGTTTGAGGGCATCCACGCAGGATACTTTGCCAAGTAGTCTAAGACTATTTGACCACTCATTGTGGTTTTACTTCCAGCCATATTTTAGGTTTTTGTTATGCGTATGAACCCCTTATCAAGTCTGCTTCTGCTTCCCTTCTCACTACAAGGCCGTCAAGTCCTTTATTTTCCCAATGCCTTTTGCTCTTTTCTATTTCCTCTGCAATCCCATCATAATCCTTGTTCTTTACCATCTCTACTATTCGCTTCATCTCAATCCTAGACTCGCCTTCTAACTTATTCCCTCTATTGTAAACCATAGAAACTAACGCACCTTGAGTGTCCTCATTTAACGTTTCTAGTTCTGGGTATATTGCCTTAGTCATTTTAAAATACTTAGGTACTGAGCATTTAACGAATACTTCGTATGCAATATTGTATGAGATTTTAACCTGTAATAATTCCCCTCTAAGCATTTGTTTGGCTTGTATGCCTTTAAGTCCAATAGTCTTTCTTAATGGCTCTAAAAAGTTAGGAGTAAGTTTATTACCCCAGTCTAAAAAGAATTGCTTTTCGTTTACAAAACCACAATCGTAGCCCATTCCTATTGTGATCCCTGATTCTCCACCTGCCCAAATAGGGGATTGTAGTTTCTTATCGTAGTATGCTCGACCTCCAACTTCAAATTGGATAATCATTTCTATTGCTTTCTTACTTAACATATCTTGCTATTGTAAAGTATATTAATAATACAAACCAAAGCACTAAGGCTAATCTAAGGATTGTTTGTTGTTTCATTTTGAGAATTTATCTATTGTAGTAGTTCCCATTGCAGCAATACAAATAACCATTACTGCATCCACTAATTTATCACTAGGAGCCACTTCAATATGACTAAATGAATTAGCTATCAAAGTAATACACAAAAACATAGCAGATACTAAAGCAATCACTCTTTTAGTGCTTATGCTTCCTCTTTCATCGCTAAGTAAATTTTTTATCCATTCCATATTTAAAGTTTGATAAATTGTAAAATAATTATAAAGATTAAAAGGTATTTGCCTATTTCTTTGGCTTTGTCGTCTTTTTCGTGGTCTTGGGTTCTATAATTGGTAAGGTCTCTTGCAGCTTCATACCTAACTTTCCATAGATAGATAGAATCAGTTTTCTCAAATATTTTTTTATTAAGTTTTGCATAGTTTAAGTTTGAATTGATTATTGAATCATTTAATTTGACAATTGAATCGTTGTAGTTCTTGTATAGGTTGTTTATGTTGTTTGCTTGGTCAATAGTTATTATTATTACCGAATCGTTTCCTATTCTTTTACTTCTTGGGTATTGGCAATAAGCTGAATGAACTTCCAGTATCAATAGCAATAGAATCCAACCTAGCTTTAACCTCACTTAATTCAGTTTTTAAATTGTTAATATTATTTATCGTATTAGTAATTATTTTCTTTTCTTTTTTAGATGCCTCTTTTTGAACTAAAGATGAATTAACATTGTTTTCATTTACTTTATTAAGCAATAATTGAAACTCGTTATCTATCTTTTGTTCTTTACTTGGCTCTTGAGCAGTCAAACTACAACCATACAAAAATATGAATAATAAATACCTCATTATTTTGGTATCATTTTAAGGTCAGTTAGCACCTGAAGTTTAGTAGTAGAAACTGCACTCAATGAATCCGATTTCCTTAATGCGTTTTGTACTAAATCTAATCTATTCTCTACCTTTTCTATTCGTACATTTTGTGCCTTTGCTTGGTCTTGGAATGTTGATCTAACATCTACATATAAAGCCGATATTCCACATAGTACAATGAATAAAGTAGCAACAATTGGCTGCTTAACGAACTCTTTATATGATACAGGTAATTTCATTAGAATTTTTTATAATATCCGATTGAATATTGATTAGTAGTAGCCGATATTGTAAATAAGCCCTTTTTAGGCATTTTAAACGCTAAACCAACTCCTATCCCCACTTTATTGTCAAATGCCCTTAAATCGGCTAATACACCCCAAAAAAGCTCATTTTTGGATGGTATTGTCCTGATAGTTTCCAATTTTATCGTTTTTTGACTTATATCGGCATAAAATCCTCTATTTTGAACCCTATTTTTGGAGATGGTATCATTTATAATAAAAGTACTTGAATCTATCTTTATAGTGTCCGAGTAAGCTCGTACGTACGCATAATCTTGAACTATACGTACAGTATCGTGTACAATGGTTGTATCGATACCTAAAACGACAAAAGGGATAGAATCCCCTTTAATATATTTCTTTGTTATGTCGTGCTTATAAATAGTATCGGTATGCGTTACTATTGTAGGTTCGTTTCCGTTGTATCTTCCGTTAAAGATGAAGATAAGTAGAACTGCAATCACTAAAGTAATTACAATGTCTCTCATTATCTGTCTTGTTTATTTTGTAAATCAATGGACAAAGCATTTAAAGTAGCTTGTATTTGGTCTAGTTTCTTAGCTATAATGTCATCTTGTTTCTCAACCATACTTACCCTTACTTCTAGTTCTTTTAGTTTAAGGGAAACCTTAACGTAAATACTTACTAATCCAATAAGGATAAATATGGCTTGACCTGCTATGAAAATGAGAATTGACTGCATTAGTCCACTTTTGCTTCCTCTATTGGAGGATTTTGTTCTGCATTTAATTTGCCTAAAAACTGCAATAGGGGTAAGCCATAAATTGTAGGAATCTGATTAATAAATGCTTCTAATTCTTTGATTTGGTCGTTGTTAATTGTTATCATAATATTGATTTTTTACAAATATAAGATTATTCTATTATAATCCAGCTACTTTGATTCTAGTTTGATTAATCTATTAGATAGTTCTTCGTTTTGTTTAGATAGTTCTTCTATTTTGGTCATACATTCTTGTAGTGCTTTTATAGCTTTGGTATGGATAATACTTGCTTTAATTGTTTTCCAAGTTTCTCCAGTTTTTTCATCAGACATTTCCTCAATTAAATGTGGACTTGTTTTTTCTACCTCTTGAGCAATGAAACCTATATGTCTTAAAGCATTATCTCCATTTTCTTCTACATCTTTAATAAATTTAAAATTTACTACTCTTAAACTTTTAATATCATTCCATTGAGAATTAGCATCAACTACTTGCTCTTTATATCTAATATCAGAAACACCACTTGTATATGTACCAGTTTGATTATAAGCATTACCATTTGATGTAACTTTAAATCTTGGTGCTGAAGAATCTGCACAATATATAAATGTATTTGATGTGTTATTTGGAGCTGAACCCGAATAAGTAATATCTATTCCATAAGGAGTTGATGTAGTATTTGCAAATCCAGCAATATTTGTATTTGCAGCAGTAGAAACTACATAAAAAGGATAAAAAGTATTACTTGTATTATTTACATTTACATTACCCCCACTTGTAATACGCATTCTTTCTGTAGGTGCAGTATTAGTAGTAACATCTCTTGTTGCAAAGAAAATATCTGATTTTGTAAAACCTGCAGTTGATGTAAACACAGCACCAATTATTGACGCAGGAGTTGCTCCTGCAGGATTATAATGTAATCCTATTTGAATCATATTTCCAACAGTTCCTGCTGCTCCATTATTACCAACCAATAAAGCTACATTACTTCCTATTGTAGAACCCTGAACACCACCTATTGATAATTTTGAAGCAGGTGAAGTTTCTGAGATTCCTACATTACCCCCACTTAAACTATTTAATAATAATGTTGAACCCTCAACTCTAAGTGAAGCATAAGCACTTGCTGCATCATTTACTCCTGATATTGTAGCTAAACCAGTACCCCCTTCTTGTGAAATTCTTACATTTTGGTTAGTAGCTACATTAACCATAAATTTAGCCACAGGTACTATACCAATACCTACATTACCTGTTGAGGTTATAGTAAATCTTGTAGTATTGCTTGTGCCTAAATTTAGATTATAAGCACCACCATTTATTAAATTAAGTGAATATGCACCATTACCAAAATCAGAACCTGTTGAATTATCTAATCCCACATACCCCGTAACTGTATTGCCAAATGACATATATGCAGAATTGGTAGCAGTTGTAGAATTTATAGAAGCCCTTGCGTTTGCATAAGAAACTGTCAATGCACCACTAAAAGTAGCACTTGTACCTGTCAAAGCTCCTGTAAATCTACCTGTACCTACAAAATCATTGTTATATGTAGCACCTCCAAAAGTAGCTACAGATGTGCCTCCATTTGCTTCAATGTTAACCACCCCTGTTGCATTATAGTTAGCCAAAGTAACTCTATCCGAACTCCAATATAAAGCACCACTACCTCCAGTCATTCCTGTTAATCTATATGCAGATGCTTGAACTGTACTTGAAAAAACTGCACTCGTTCCGTTTAATGCTCCTGTTAAAGTGCCACCAGATAAAGGAAGGTAAGAACCTAAGTCTGTAGTTAAAGCTATTGTTCCATTTGCACTTGGCAAAGTATAAGTATATGCAGAGCTACTATGATTGAATGAAAAAATGCTACATCCTTTATTATCAGATGATATAAAAAAAGCATTATTCAAATTAAATCCAATTTGATTGGAACCAGTAGAAATTACACCAGTTCCATTAGTATTTTTTACAAATGTTGCAGATGCAGTACCAGCACTATCTAATAATAATTCAAGAGCACTAACTGAACTTGAAAAATCTGCACTTGTTCCATTTAATAAACCTGTTAAAGTTCCACCACTTAAAGGTAAGTAAGAACTTAAATTACTTGTTAATGCTATTGTTCCACTTGCATCTGGTAATGTGTATGTTCTATCTACTGCTAAGGTAGTTGGTTGAATATAACCATTAGCTCCTTTCTGAAGCCTTAAAATTCCAATACTATTTACTGCATCTCTTGTTAAAGAAGCAAGATTGCTATTTAAATTAATATTATCAGCAGTTAAATTAAAAGCACCTAAAGTAACATTAGTAGTTGCTCCTGTGTACGGAACGTAAGTTGCAGCCGCTGTTGCAGTACTTAATTTGTTATTAAAAGTTGTCCAATCAGCAGAACTTAATGCACCTCTGTTTGTAGCAGATGCAGTAGGTAAGTTAAAAGTATGCGTTGCAGTTGATGAATTAATCGCAAAGTCAGTTCCACTTGTTCCTGTTGCAAAGAATTGCACTTGAGCTGTTAATCCGTTCAATGCAGTTATGCCTGTTGAGAAAGTTGTAATAATTTGACATAAATGACCATCTTGAGTATGTACTGTTGTAGTCTTTCCACCACTATTTGTTGAATAAAGTTTAACTGCTAATCTATCCGTTATGGCTAAAGTAGTAGCTGGAACTGCCATCGCAAAAGTGTACAAATTCAAAGTAGTACCATCATATAAAATCTCGTTTGTACTTGTAGCAATCAAAGTAAAAGTAGTTCCATCATAAACATAAAGTTCTGCATACAATTCTGGAGTACCACCATTAGCACTCATTGAAGCATAAATCTCGTAATTCCAATTACCAGCAGGAATGTTTAATTGTGCAGGGTCTCCAGCATCCGTTAAAAAAGATACTATTAAGCCATTCCCAGTTTTAGAGAAATCTACACCTGTTCCTATGACAGCAATCTTACTCATTTCGTAGTAAGTAATCCCACCGATAACACCTTGACTTGTGCCTCCATTAAGATAATAAGAAACCGAACCACCTCCACCACCTGAAGTTGGAAAGTCTGCTAAAGTACCATCTCCACGAATATATTGAGAAGCTACACCTGCTCCTGTTACTCCTATCGTTCCATTAGCCGTTAGAGGGCTATTAGAGACGTTAAAAGCACTTGGCATAGATAAACCCACACTTGACAATAAAGTCGGAAATGTAGTTAAATCACCTGCTCCATTTATATACTGAAGATTAGTTCCGTTAAAGCCTATGTTTATTGTTCCACTTGTAGTAATTGGGGAACCTGTAATATTTAATGAATCTCCACTCTCCGTAACTGCTACACTTGTTACTGTTCCTGTCGCACCACTTGCTCTTTGCCATATACTACCTGAATATATAACTTGATCTCCTACAAAAAAAGCTATTGGACCAGCACCAAAGTTTACTGTTCCTGCTACATTACATAAATAAACATCTCCTTGATTACCTGTACCATTCACAAGAGTAGGAGTGTTTGTTGCTGCGTTCCAAGTACCTTGATACTCCATTACAGAGTTAGGTAATTGAGATACTAATATCTTACCATTAACATCTAATTTAGGAACCCCATTAGCTACGTTAAAAGCTAATGAACTCAATACTCCACTTGTGCCAATAATGACATCGTTTAAATTCCTAACCTTCGCACCTGATGAAACAACTATTTGATTTGCCATTATTATTAATTTATAACTAAATTATTGAAAAAGACTTCTTACGAACTCCCCACTTTCTAAAACTCTACTAAATGTTAATATCCCAGTAGAACTTACCCACTTAACTTGCTCATCAACAGGAGTACCACTTGATAAAATTGCTTGGACATCAATACCACCTCTTGATACATAAAGACAAGACTTGCCTATCATATCAGAATATGTTATTGTAGTTTCTCCACCAGCAGCCGTTGTTCCTTTAGTGTAAACTGCACCACCTCCTATTATTACCACACCTTCTGGGTTTATTGTTGTTCCTGTTAAGCCATAAGCACCTGATCCTTGTAATGATACTGAGTAAGTAGCTATGTCTTTATATGGTCCGTTTATTTGTAAACTTGTTAGATTACAATTACCACTTATAATAACTAAACCATCTACTCCGTTATCAATAACAAACTTTACTTCTATTTGAGTTCTATCTTGTTGCTGTTGAAGTAAGAATAAATAGCCATAACCATTTAAAGTTATTAAGCCATCGCAACTAATAGTCCAAGAAGCTAGGTCGTTCTTGTATTCACGATACCAAGCACTTGTTTGAGAAGTTACTTCTAGTTGGTCAACATTAACTGAAAATGAACAATTTGTTGAACAAGCAAATGCAATATCTCTACCCTCTGGATATGATACCGAAGCTGGTTCGTGATAATAAAGCATTATATTTTTACCAATTACATTTTCTGCCATATTGCAAAGTTAAACTATATTAATATTAAATTGTGCTAACCAGAATGGACCAAGTTGACCAGCATCTGTTATGTAATTTGGAATGATAAATGCCTCTATTTCACCAACACTTACCTCAATCAGTTGAACCGAGTTTAATTCGTTTACATAAGCGTTTTGGCTTACTCTATTCATAATGAATTTCTTATCAGTATAAGACAAATTACCTGTAACTGTGTCCGTTGTAGTAAATACCTTATCTAAGTAAACAAATCCTACATCGCTAGTATGCTCTCCTAGATCACATTCAACAGTTGCCACGTTCTTATTTAAGTTTCTTATGTTTTGATAAGTCATAAATACAATTAAATCTATTGCTC